CTATCTGATGTTAGGTACTACCACGGCCGGAGCGACGCGGTTGTGGACGTACCGCCATTGCGATGAGTAATTGAGATACCCCTGTCCCTGGGCTTGCGGCGCTCCGAGGGTGATATCACGCAACAACACGTTTTCATCGTCCGGCAGCAGAGGACCGGGAGGCTCGACCCAGCCTTGCAGTCCGATCGCCTGTCCTTCCTGCACGATCGTCACGGGCGACCCGGCAGTCACGGCGAACCGCCGAAAGCCTCGCATGGTGGGCACCACGGCGAACAGCGGCCCGCCGGTGCCGATGAATCGAACCGTCTCCTGCCACGCCACGATTTGCGCGTCAGCGTCGACGTACTCGGCTTCGAGGATGACATGCCACGTGCGTCCTGTCGCCCATTCGTCAGCCGCCCCGCGAGGCCACGACCGGTGCATCACGCGCACTCCGGTTATCGACGAGTCATTGGGAAGGCTATGTCGCGTCGGGGCTCCCTGATTGTCGTACAGAATGAAGTCGCCGTAGTTCTGGCCGTACGCATTTACCAGCGCGTCGATCTTGGCGGCGATGGCGGCCTGCGCGAGCGCGGTCGTGGTGGCGTCCTCCGGAATGCAGAACTCGCCCTGCAAGTGCGCCTGATACTGCACGGTGAGTCGTTTGTTGCGCTGCGAGTAAATCGGGCGCACCATGAAGGCTGCCAGATTGACTTCATTCTCGGGATGCAAGTATCCGCCGTAACGCACTCTCACGGCTCGCCCCTGTCGTAAGAGAAGTAGCGGTCAATCTGCTCCAAGCGAACGTAATCTCCGCGAATGTCGCGCGTCGCTCCGTGCAGCAGTCGCGTGGTCGTTTCCAGGTGAACGCGCACGGCGTCGAAGTAGTCGGCATGCGCTCGACCGGCGTCCTTCATCGGATCGACGCGATTGACGGACTCGGACATCCATTCAGGCAATCTTCCGTCGTCCTCGCGCGGCTCCGGCGGAGCCCACGCGTCCATCGCGTCACCGGCCACTCTTCCGGCGTTCGCAACTGGCGACTGCCAGTCCGTCGGCTTGACGTCCGTCACGTCACCGGCGACGCGACCGGCGTTCGGGAGCAGGCTGTCGAGCGTCGGAGCGGGAACCTGTCGCCACGCGAATTTCTCGTCGTCGTCAGCGGGTTCCTCGCGACGCATGCGGGGCCGCTCTCGCTGCATGGCTGCGACACGCCGCACTTCCTCTTCGCGGTCGCGCACGTCCTGCGGGATGTGCGCCTCGGGCGGAATGAACTCAAACGGCGGGTCGTTCTGTTCATCCGCCCGCGGCGCGCCCTTGGCTTCTTGTGCGCGCTCCAATTCAGCCAGCCGCCGACGCAGAGCATCGCGCCACGGCCTCGCCGCCCTCCCGCGCAACTCATCCGGCAGGTCGCGCAGCATCTCGTCAATGGCGTCGGGGTCGGCGAACTTGTCAGCCCACTGACGCGGGTCGACTCCCCGTGGAATCACCGGCTGCTGCTGGCGAGCGGCCTCCATGGCGCGAAGAATGTCCGCCAGCGTACCGGCGATCTTCTCCATCGCCTCCGCCTGCGACTGCATGACTCCCCGCTCGTCGCGACGTGCGATCTGCACATCGACGTCTTCCCGCGGCTTGTCTTCTCCGTCGTCCCGTCGGTCCGCGCCGTCACCGGTCAGTTGCTTGAGCGTGTCCTGCAACGCCAGCAACTGCTTGTGCCATTTCGAATAGTCCGGCGTACCGGGGCGCGTGTTGGGTTGGTCTTCCATCGTTTACGCCGTGCTGTCGCTGGTGACGACGATTTCTTTCGTGGTCGTGACGCTTCCGGCGATCCCGGACATCTGATAGGTGATCTCCGTCTTGCCGCGCACCACCGGGTCTTCCGTGTCAAACTGCACGCCGGCCAGAGAAATCGCCAGAGCCATGTTGCCGTTGGTGAATGTCAGAGTGACCGCCTTGATTGTCGGATCGAGCAGACTCGACCCGCCAGCCACATGCGACGAGTCAGCCGGCACGGTGACGGTGAAAGCCACGATGCGATCGGACGGGCACAGCGCCGTCGCGCTCAAGCTGTTCACCCAGCGAGGCCGCACGCGATTGTCGATCGTCAGCGTGAAGTCCAGAACTTCCCGATTAGTTCCTCCGATTGACACCACGCCGTCTTCGAAGATGTACGGCGCCGCGTTGGAGGCGGTCGACAGCGTGACGGATGGCGCGGACGTTCCTGACGTGCGACTCTTGCCGACGATGTTCAGTTGCAGTTGCAGCGGTTCCGGTTCTCCGCCGCCGCCGTTGGCTCGTCCGCGCAACACGGCGCTCGACACGACGCAATCCTTGTACTCGAACGTGTTGCCGACCTTGTCCAGCAACACTCCGAATGACGGGAGAGTCTCCGCCACGGCGAATACGTCCGTGCTCTCCGCCTCGCCGAGAATTCTCGGCAGCCACAAGTCCAGCATGGCAGGATCGGGATTGAACAAAATCGGCCCGCCCACGCTCGTCGGCCCGATGCGGTTGCGCTCGGACGCCATGCTGCGCGTTCCGCGAATTCCGTTCGAGCGAATCCACGACCGCCGCGCCACGAGTCGCTCCGCGAGGAACTCGTAACTCTCCGAACTGCCGTCGAACGTATGCGGCGACGCTCCCGGTTCCACGTACAGTCGCGCCAGAGCGCCTTGAGCGCATGCCATGACAACCTCCCTTTAGCGCGTCTCGCGCGCCCAGCAAGTGACTATCAGCGATGACAACGAGTGGTTGTCCTGCCACGGACGTCGCGACAGGTAGTCCCCGCTGTCCACCGTGCAAATCCACAATCTCCCACCGGACACGCCGCCAATGCGTTTGTTGTTGAACGCCTTGCGCACCGCGTCCCGCCATCGCTGCTGCGTCCCCGTCATTTCGTCGCGACCCTTGCCGCCTCCCGTGGTCCGCACCACGAGAAACGGATATCCGTAATCCTCGGATTGGTTCGTCCCCGGAAGCTCGCGCTCCTCAAGCGGCACGATCGCTATTCCTCTGGGGAAGAATTCATTCCATTCCGGCGGAGTGTCATGCGGCTGGATTTCGTCGTCATGGACGCCGTCCAGGTGCAGATCGCGAATCGTCCGCACGACCGCCGACAGGCATTCTTCCGCCACTGTCAAACTCATTCTGCCTCCGTGTCCAGGTCGGGACGGAACCCGGCGTACGACGCGTAATCTCCCAGCGCGCCGCGACGGTCGTTTTCGATCGCCGCCACCAGCGCCGCCACGGCGTCCGCCTCGCGCTGCGGCTGATCCTTCGACCGCAACTGTCGCGACATCTCCGCCTCGGCCATGCGCATCACGGCGGTCCACATGGCCGTCGGCTCCACGTCGATCGGATCGCTGATGGCGGATTTTACTCCGCTGGCCGTCAGCGCCGCCACCTCCGTTATCGTCAGCGACGTGGCGCTGGCCACGCTTTCGATCACATGCTGCTCGGAGTATGGCTGCACTTGTCCGGTGATGCAACTGCCGACCTCGTCCGTCGGCTCAACGTCCGTCTTCGCCGATACCCGCAGCACCGACCCGACCATGTTCGAAGAGAACGCCGTCCCCGTGCCTGTCACGGTCTTCGAACCGGCTGTCGTCACGATCGTCCCGCGTGACTCGTATTCGATCCACAGCGGTCGCGGCATGGCGCGATACCACACTTCGACGCTGGCGGCGGCCGACGGCACCAAGGCGAATCGCAGCCCGAGTCGCCCTGGTTTCTCCGGATAGGCGACGACGGACACCGCCTCCGGCATCGTCGTCGGTTCGTTGAACGCGGCGCGCACGTTGCGACCGTCGTTCTGTCCGACGTTCCACAGCACGCGGTCGTTGGTAACGTCGAGAATGCGGGACGGGTCGCGAAAATCAACCGGCATCAGATATCGCGGCCGCTCCAGCCGGTACGTCGCCGTTGACGCCACGTCGGAGCCTGGATTGGCGTCCTCACCCAGCGTGATGCGGGTATCGTCGATACGGAGCGCGACGTCGTATCGCACGTCGCCGATCACCAGCACGCCGTCGCGAGCCCACGTCGGCCACGTTCCGTCCGCCAGCGTGACGAGCCGCTCGTACGAGCCGCCGGTATGATCGTACGTCACCGAACCGGTGGAATAGGGAGCGGTCGTCGAGAAGGTCAGCCGTCGATGGAAGTATTCCCACGAGTGACGCTGCGGCAACTCTCGATACGCCTGCTGAACGGCCGCCCGCGCCAGTCGCGTATTGCGATCAGTGCTCTTCAAATCGAACAGATCGAGCAGTCTGTCGACCGCGTCTCGGTAGGTGCGAATCGGCGCGCCCATGCTACTTTCTCCGCGATCCGTGGGTGGCCACGATCCGTTCTCGCAACTCCCGCCGCGCCTTGGGGCTCTTGACGACCTTGGCCTTGAGCGCCGGATCGGCCGCGCAGTATTCCTTCTCCAATCGCGCCACGATGTCCGGAGCGAGCGCCACCTTCTTGGGGGCGACTTCACGACCGGCATTCACGTTGACGACCCCTGACACGTCAAGCTGCTTGGCCTTGGCGACCGCGATGACGTCGTCGGCCGTCGACACCCACGCCGCCGGGTCGTCGGCTCTCCCCAGCCCTCCCTTGTAGCACTTGCCTTGCGTGTTGATGCCCGCCTTGCGAGCCACTTCCAGCAGCTTGCGGCGATTCACTTCCGACATGCCGTTCATCTGTCGCCGAGCGCCTTCCGAGAAGGCGCGATCCGTGTTCTTGCTGCCGGGCGCCTGTCGCAGCGCGCACATCGCCGCCCACTCGCGCGTCTCTCCGGCGGCCAGAATGGATTGATACAGACTCCATGCCGCCCGCCCCGCGAGACGCACTTCGTCATCCAGCATGTCGCGTCGAACATCTTCCGCTATCGCACCCATGTCGTTCTCTCCGTCACGCCCGCTTCGCCGTCGCCTGTCGCGCCGCCGCGGCCTGCGCCTTGGCCTTCTGCGCCGACAACTTCATGTCCTGGTCATGCCGCTCTTGATCCTGCGTCATCTCTTGCACGTGACGCTGTTGATCCATTTGCAATCGCACCTGCTCGACTTGCATCTCCTGCTCGGTTTGCGCGGCGGCGGCTTCCTGCGCCGGGTCGGGAGCGGGAGTTTGCGGCGGCGGCAACTGAATGATGAACGCCTGCGGATCGATCTCCAGCGACTTCGCCATTTCCGCCATGAAGGCGTTGTACGGGCCCACCATTCCCTGCGCCGCGAATTGCTGCATCACTGGCAACGCGACCTGCGCGAATTCCTGGAGTTGCGCCGCGCGTCCCTGCTTGTTCGGCTTGCGCGTCGAACCAGCTTCGATGCGAAACGCCAGTTGATTGACGACCACGTCCGGGTCGGTGTTTTGCACGTGCTGATCCCACGCCGCCGCCCCCAACGGTCCGAGCACTGACGCGACGTCCGCGCCGCTCAGGTGATACCGCGCGACCTCGGCCTCCTTGACTGTCGTCAGCGTCACCCAGTCCTCGACATTGTTGGCCATGTCCTCGGGACGCAGCGACACTTGCGCGCCCTTCAGGTCCGCCTCGGCCGCCGAACGCATCTGGCGACTTGACATGCCGTACATCAACTCCGTGAGGCCCAGTCGCTTGTCAATCGCGGCGTCCACGGCGGCGATGACGGTCCAGATGTCGGCGGGGAATTGCGGCGACTGAATGAACGCCACCACTTCCTGCGGCTTCAGTCCTGTCAATGACGAGATTTCCAGCACGCTGAACGGCGCGTTGGCTCCGTTGAGCTGCTTTTGCATTTCCGCGCCGGCCTGCTTGGGCACGACCACCAGCGACTGGCAGGACGACGCCGCCTTGTCGGCCAGGAAGCTCATGCACCAGTTGATGAATTTCATCTCCCCGTAAACGCTCTTGAACAGCGACACTGGCCACACCGTCTTGGGCTTCTCGTACAGTCGCAATTCCGCCAGCGGCCACGCCAGCGGAGCGTTCACCTCCTGCCAGAACGGGCACGGCCATTGCGCCGCCATGAACGCCGCCTCTTCGTCGGCCAGCAACTCCGGAGGCAAGTTGAGCGGGAACGGCACTCCCTTCGCGACGACGATGTGGCAGTACCGACCGAAGCGCGACACGTCGTACGCGGTCTTTGGATTGAAGCTCATGCTGCCGTCGCTGCGATGCTCGCCGGACAGCAGGTTTCCAAATCCGTTCTTCGACCAGATGCGGTATCCTTCGATCAAATCGAAGCTCGTTCCGTCCTGTTTCTTGGCGAGCTTCGCACCCTTGGCGTTGCCTTCATTCTCATACGATTGAACATGTCCGTAGAGAGTGCCCGGTTGCAAGCCGTACATCGTCTCCACGAGGTTGATCGGCAGGCAGAACCTTTCCGCCTGCCACTGCACGTCCTCCTCGTACTGCGCGTCAGGGTCTTTGAACACGTCATCGGCCGACACGTACACGGAACGCGGATATCGCATGTTTCCGGCGGACGATGATTCCAGTCCGTGATCGCCCGCCGCGCCTGCCGCTTCTTGTCCGAGGCGTTTTGCAGCCAGTTCAAGTAGTGCTGGTAGCACGTCGAGATGCCGGACATGGACGCTTGTTGCATGGCGTGCTGCTGCGCAACCGCCATGTAGCCTTGCATCGCCCACTGGTCGCCAGGGTCCACCCCTAGTTGCTCCGGGCCGAGTTGCACCAAAGACGTCGGCGTGACCTGCACGACGGGATTCTTGAAGTACATCGCCGGGCCGTACAGAGCCACCGCTTCGAACATGCGATTGTACGACATGCGAAACGTCGGCTTCCAATCGTTGCCGATGCCGGAGAGCGGAGACGTCGGCCCCTTGGCGGCGGGCATGTCGTCCCACATGAAGTCGTGCGCGCCGTCGAAGAATTTCATCGCCTCTTCGGCCCACTTGCCGAAGTTGCGATGCTTGTCCTTGCGCGCCAGTTCGATCTTGGCGAGCCAGGCGTCACACAATTGCTTCAACGGGTACGTGCCGGAATCGATTGTCGCGCTCATGCCGGTTGCTGCTCAAGCGAGGCCAGAAACTCGTCACACTCCTCATGCGTCATGTTCTTGAAGTCAGCGCGGCCTGCGGCTTGACACGCGCGACGCTTCTCCCACAACACAGCGAATCCGATATGTTTCTTGTCGGACGCCGCGCCTTTCACGCCGTCGACATCACGCTCGCGTTCTGCGACCTCCAACTGCGTCACGCGCAACGTCAGGTCGTCCAGCCGCTGCATGACGTCTGCGGATGTCGCGACGGGACGGAAGTCCCACGCCCCGTTTTCGCGCTGCTCGACGTTGACCTTCAGTCGCGGATCGCTGACGTGCTTCACGCCGTCGCGGCCATTCCCGCCGAAGACATGCAATTCCACCGATCCCGCTCGCACCTTGGTCACGATCGCCGCATTCACGCGAGATTCGCTGACTTCTCCCAGCGGGTAGAAATGCACGATGTCTCCCACCTGAGGTTGGGGCATGCGGTAATTCGACAACGCCGACGTCAACGCCACTGGTCCGCTCATGTTCTTCCTTTGCTACCTTGGAGGCCCTAAGTTTATACCACGTCCGCCGCTAAAACCGTACTTCATTTTTCGTTGTTGCTCGCGTTCCGCCCGCGCCCGCAGGATTTCCTGCACGACAGACGACGATCGCTGGACGACTTTGGGACGCACGTATGGCAGTCCGTGCGCGGCCGCGTATTCCACGGTTTCGACGGCGTGCGTGTTGCGCCGCTCTCCCTGATCTTGCGGAGTCAGCGCTCCGGCGATCTTGATGACGCGCTTTTTGAACCGCCTGAACTCCATCACCGTCATCGGGCAGCGCGCCACGCAGAACATGAACTCGGGATACCCGGACGGACGAATCGCCAGCGCCGTACGCAAGCGACCGACGCGACCTTCGATGTCATCGCAGCCGGCGCGAAAACCGAATCCCGTGGCCACGCTCGCCACTCCATTGGCTTTCAGCGCGCGTTCGTATTGCTGAAGCGGATGCACGCCGCTGCCGATTTCGCGCAGCTTGGCTCCGTGCATGTCGATGATGAATTCCTGGAACACGCGATCTTGCGTCTTCTTGCGCATCGCCTCGCCGAACATGTCGGCGTCGCAGTTGCGCAAGTAATCCTCGTCGTAGCAGACCTTGATGTCGCCGATCTCCTCGGGAGGCACCGTCCAGTACGTGATGGCGCAGACCGTGTGACCGGGATCGATCACGGCGTACCGGCACCAATCATTCGGCGGCTCTCCGGATCGTTCGGCGAGGCGCCTCTGCACCTCGTGCCGCGGCTCGCCGTCCTTGAGCGCGTCATGGATGTGCGGGTCGAACGTGGGATACATCAGAATCGAGTCCACCGCCATCTCGCCCAACGCGCGCTTGCGATACACCTCTTCGCCCTGGCTCTGCCAGATTTTTATGTTCGCGAGCTTGGCCGACTCGGGGATGTACGGGTTGTCGAAGATCGTGGCGCGCAGCACGATCGTCTGCGGCTTCTCCGCTTCCACGTCCGTTTCACCGCGTTCCACCACGGCCAGCATTTCGTTGTTGCGGGAATGCGGCAAGGCGGTCCAGCGCAGCAAGCCGTCTCGCGCGGAGCAGCGTCCGACCATTTCCTGCCACCAGCCTTCCATCGCCGTGTCTTCGTCGACATGCACGAGATTGGCTTGATACCCTTGCGCCTGATTCGGGTCGCCCGCCGTGTTGTGGGCGTAAATCTGCCAGCCGTTTATCAACTCGACGCGGCTGAACACGTAATCGGCGCGCTTGTCCCAGGCGATCTCTTTGATGAACCGCTTGGGAATCAGCGGCGGCGCATCCTTGGCTTCCTGCTCCCGGTCGGCGTCGCCATATTCTCCATGCACGCACGTCTCCGGCCCCCACGGCCGGTAGACGCGCCACTCGCGGGTGACTTTGTCGCGAATCATGCGAAACGCGCCGGAGCGAAACAGGTAGCGATGAATGACTCGCCCGATGTGTTTCTCACCGAACCCGAGCACGGCCAGCACGCCGTTCTCTTTCGGATACTTGCCGTGCGGGTCTTGACCCGTCACGGCGCGCGCATCCTCGACGAATCCGGCCACCGAACCGCCGGTCTGGTTGCCCTTCATCAGGATGCACTCTTTGGCGCGGCAGGCGTGGAATCGCTCCTGAAACGGCAGCGGCCGATACAGCGACAATGCTTCCGTGCGACGCTTGGCCAGTTCTCCGCCAAGGGCGTCGATGCGGCGCTGCTGAGCCACGGACACCGGAGAGGCTCCGGAGAATCGCGCATCAGGAATCGTCGGCATCGTCGTCCTCCGCGTTTTCCGTCAGGCGCGGCGTCGCGGCAGATACCTGCTCAAGTCGGCGATGCGCCAGCAACCTGCCCAACTCGCGTTCGATATCCTCCTGGCTCATATCCTCGATGCGCTGGTTGGCCTGTCCGTCCTCGGACACCTTGATTCCCAGCCGCAAGATGGCGTCCAATCCTTTTTGGCGATTGATCGAACCGACCGGAGCGGCCAACACGGACGCCATGTACAACTCGGCGAATCCGCTGGCGCCTCCCGCGAGGTCCATCAGCCGCTCGTAAATCTCCGCCTGATGTGGCAAACGCGACTCGTTGGCCGGAGCGTTCATCAAGCTGCGCTTGAGTCGCCGCATGGCCTTGGCCGACGCGTCGTCGTCATTCGGATCGATCAACTGCCCGTCGTCACGATTACCCTTCTCTCGCTTCTCCTTACGACACTGCTTGCACTCGGAACGGAAACCGTCCGGGGCGTCGCGCTTGCGGTCGAAGTAGCTGGCCGTCAGCGGCAACTCGATGTTGCAAAGCGAACAGGTGCGCAGTGATGGCATGGCGACCTATGAACGGGCTGTATACATGGCGATGGAACCGTGCCTGTCGGCTAGCAGGACTTGCCTGACGCCGTCGTCAAAGGCTTCATTCACGGCGCGGGTGACGCCCGGAAATTGCCGTGTTTCGTAGTCGTGGATCAGCAACACGCCGTCGTCGGCCAGCATCGTCAGGCATTTCGCGATATCGCGTTTCACGTCCTCGTATTCGTGCGAGGCGTCGAGGAAAATCACGTCGTACGGCTTTGTGCCATCACCATTGAACTCGGCGATTGACACCCTCCAAATCACGTACTCCACGGACGGTGAGCGGCGCTCGATCAGGCGCCGCTCCATCTCGTTCTGCACTTCATCAGGAGAGGACTGCCGCGCCAGTTCGTGGGTATGATCGCCTTCCGGCGATCCTGCGAACGTGTCCACGGCCGTCGCCTGAATACGCAGCGGCAGAGACGCCACGGCGTTGAACGTATCGCCCAGCCACACGCCGACCTCCAGGTATCGCAGTGGCAACTGACCTCGCTTGGCGGCCATCTTTCGCACGACCTCGCACACCGCCGCCACGTGTTCCGCTGGCATGTGATGCGCCGTCTTCCAGTGCGGTTCATGCACGACAGGTCGTGGCGGGTCCGGCCGGTCGCGCCACATGTCGGACAGATCGATGATGGAGGTGTCACGCGTGACTCCAGACTCGACGGCGGCCCGCAGCGTGGCGGCGACATGCTCGGTCGTGTACGACTCGGGCTTGCGCACGTTCCACATCTTCCAGTGACCGATCCACGAATCCCAGGCGCAGCGCACCGGGTTGTATCCCAGCTTCACCATTCCAGCCAGCGAGATGTCGCGCGTGTTCTGCACGTCTTCCGTGGAAGCCTTGTCGGTCGCGTAGCCGTCCGTCCATTCGTAATGGAACCAGCCCGGCGTCAGCCAGCGCAGCGCCTCGGCCTCCGTGATCGACCCCTCCCTGTACGCCCGCAACGCGTCCTCCGCGCGGCGCCCTCCGGGCTCGATCAGATCGAAGCACCGCATGTCGTACAGAATCAGTCCGGTCGGCAGGGCTGCGCATTCCTGGACGCCGCGCATGAGTTGCGCAGTCGACCGCGAATACTGCGCCAGCCGCATGGCTGTCTCCCGCCCGCGATTGCCCAGCCCCTCCCAGTGAAAGACGTAGCAATTCTCGCCTGCGTTGGGCGGGCCGCAGTACGGAGCCCCGACGACCAGCGGCCCGCGGGAGTAGTGGGAGTAGATGGCTTCGAACGCCTCCTGCCAGAACGGCTTGAACCACTTCTCGTCGCGATGGCAATTCGGGCTTTGGTCGCTGTCGACCATCAGCAGCAGGTGAGCGCCGGCCAGTCGCGCGTCACGCACCATGCGGTTGCGAATCATGGTAATCGGCGTGTCGTTGTAGGTTTTCGACACGACCTTGTTGACGCGCGGATCGGCCTTCATCGCGTCGCGCGTCTCGACCCACCACTCACGAATGTCGGGATGTTCCGCCGCCACCCCGCCGTTTCCGCCGTAACTGGGGAAGCACGCCATCACGTCCAGCGTCAATGCCGGTCTCGTCATTCACCGCCTCGCTTTCACATCAGCTCCGGCAGTCGCCCCTTCGCTTCGCGGTAGCTCAAGCCGCAATTCACGCAGAGTTGCGTCTTGATGTGAAACCGATGTTCGCACGCGCCGACCGGATTCGTCCTGGTCGTTACGCGTGATTCGTCGAGCGACTGCGCCTTGGTGGGGGCAGAATAAACGACGATGTGAGGCAATTCGACAGGCTGCGGCGCAGAATGCTCCGCAATGCACCTAGTTGGCGCAAGATGCAGACATGCCGTCGCCGCGTCGCGCAGTGTCGCGCACTCCGGCTCCTGTCGTGTCAACGTCCATCCCGCCACGGCTTCCAGGGTCTGCCTGTCCATGTGACGCTCCGCGCATGAAAAACGGCGGCACGACGGGTTTCGTCATGCCGCCGCCCAAGGACGC